ACCAACAGCATCTGCTATGAGATGCACCGGAAGGCTGTTGACATTTTGGAGGGGCGTAAATCCGATCCAGCTTTTTATCCCGTGATATATGGTGCGTCTGAGGATGATGACTGGACAGATCCCAAGGTGTGGTACAAGGCGAACCCAAGCCTTGGCATCACCATCGGCGAGGATAAGGTGGCTGCCGCCTGTGAGCAGGCAAAGCAGAATCCGGCTGAGGAGAACGCCTTCAGGCAGCTTCGGCTTGACCAGTGGGTGAAGCAGGATGTGCGCTGGATGCCAATGAAGAAATGGGATGCCTGTGCTTTTCCTGTGGATGAGAAGTCACTCGAAGGCAGGGTCTGCTACAGCGGTCTGGACTTGTCCAGCACAACAGATATCACGGCATTTGTACTGGTATTCCCACCCGAGAATATTGAGGATCCGGAAGATAAATACATCGTGCTGCCGTACTTCTGGGTGCCGGAGGAGACTCTCGACCTTCGTGTACGGCGTGACCATGTTCCATACGATACATGGGAGAAGCTCGGTAAGGTGATGACCACCGAGGGAAATGTGGTGCACTACGGATTCATAGAGAAATACATTGAGGGCCTGGGCGAGCGTTTCAACATCAGGGAAATCGCCTTCGACAGATGGGGTGCGGCGCAGATGGTGCAGAATCTTGAGGGGATGGGTTTCACCGTGGTTCCCTTCGGGCAGGGATATAAAGATATGTCCCCACCTACCAAGGAGCTAATGAAACTTGTGCTTGAGAAAAAGATAGCGCACGGTGGCCATCCGGTACTGCGCTGGATGATGGACAACATATACATACAGACGGATCCCGCCGGAAATATCAAGGCCGACAAAAAGAAGTCCACGGAAAAGATCGATGGAGCCATAGCGACCATTATGGGACTTGACCGGGCTATCAAATGCGGCTCTGGAAATACCGGAAGTGTATATGATGAGCGCGGGATCATCAGTTTCTGATATGGAGGGGATCATGATTTTGATCGCACTAATCGGCTTCTGCGTGATAGCGGAGGCAATAAACCAGACTTTGGAAGGAGGGTACTGACATGGCTATTTTTAGCGGAATATTCCGGTCAAGGGATAAGCCTGAGAACCGAACATCAGGAAGCTCGTACAGTTTCTTTCTGGGAAACTCATCAAGCGGCAAGTATGTAAATGAGCGAACTTCAATGCAGATGACGGCGGTTTACTCCTGCGTGAGGATTTTATCCGAAGCGATAGCGAGTTTGCCGCTTAATCTTTATAAGTACACCGATACAGGGGGAAAGGAACGTGCAGCGGATCATCCGCTGTATTTTCTTTTGCATGATGAGCCCAACTCTGAAATGACTTCCTTTGTGTTCAGGGAAACGCTTATGACGCACTTGCTCCTGTGGGGAAACGCCTACGCACAGATTATACGAAACGGAAAGGGCGAGATCATTGGACTATATCCCTTAATGCCTGACCGTATGAACGTGGATCGTGACGATAAAGGCAGACTCTACTACGAGTACACCAGAAGCACCGATGATGCCAGGACAACGAATTCCAAGGACATGATGGTAAGGCTGTCTCCTTCAGAGGTGCTGCATATACCGGGGCTTGGTTTTGACGGTCTGGTCGGATACTCGCCGATTGCTATGGCCAAGAATGCCATAGGTCTTGCGATTGCGACTGAGGAATACGGCAGTAAGTTTTTTGCGAACGGTGCGGCTCCTTCGGGAGTACTGGAGCATCCGGGGACGCTTAAGGATCCTGCAAAGGTCAGGGATTCCTGGACGCAGACCTTCGGCGGCAGCCATAACGCAAACAAGGTTGCAGTCCTCGAGGAAGGCATGAAATATACTCCAATCTCGATATCTCCGAATGAGGCGCAGTTCCTTGAGACAAGGAAGTTCCAGATTGACGAGATAGCGAGGATCTTTCGTGTTCCTCCGCACATGATTGGTGACCTTGAGAAGTCGAGCTTTAACAATATCGAGCAACAGTCACTGGAGTTCGTGAAATACACGCTTGATCCCTGGGTATCGAGATGGGAACAGGCGATGGTCAGATCTCTCTTAACGAAGGATGAGAAGAAAGATTACTTCATCAAATTTAACGTGGACGGTTTGCTTAGAGGTGACTACAAATCCCGCATGGACGGCTACGCAATCGGAAGGCAGAACGGCTGGATGAGCGCAAACGACATAAGGGAGCTTGAGAACCTCGACAGGATCCCTGCTGAAGCCGGAGGTGACTTGTACCTCGTTAACGGCAACATGGTTCCTTTGATTGATGCCGGGGCAGCTTATAGAGCGAACGGTACTACGGGAGAGGAGGAAAAGTCAGATGAAGAAGTTCTGGAAATGGACGAATCACAGGATTCGAAATCAGGACTCCGGCGAGGAGGTCGTTGAGCGAGTGTTAGAACTCTACGGCACGATTGCTGAGGAGTCATGGTTTGACGATGATATCACACCACAGGAGTTCAGGGATGAGCTCTTTGCAGGTTCTGGTCCGGTAACAATCTGGATCAATTCACCCGGTGGTGACTGTATCGCGGCAAGCCAGATATACACCATGCTCATGGATTACAGGGGCGATGTGACTGTGAAGATTGATGGTATCGCTGCATCGGCGGCATCAGTCATCGCTATGTCCGGTACCAAGGTTCTTATGGCTCCTACAGCCATGATGATGATTCACAATCCGGCTACCATCGCTTTCGGAGACCATGCGGACATGGAAAAGGCAATCGATATGCTGAATGAGGTAAAGGAAAGCATCATCAATGCCTACGAGATCAAGACTTCGCTGCCGCGCAAGCAGCTTTCAAAAATGATGGATGAAACCACATGGATGAATGCAAAGAAGGCTGCGGAGCTTGGGTTTATCGATGGGATTCTGGAAGACGAGAAGCTCTTTACGAATGTATCGAGCTATGAGTTCTCGGCAAATTCTGTCGAGCTGGCACTGGTTAATAAGATCTCTGCAAGGGTTAAACCGGTGGAGCCTGTAACTGAAACAGTAACTGAGGGAAGAAATGTTGATGATCTTAGGGCTTCCCTTTACAAAAAACTGCTTTAAAGCAAGGAGGATTTTTATCATGACTATCAACGAATTAAGAGAAAAGAGAGCAAAGCTGTGGAATACGATGGAAGGCTTCCTCGATACCCACAGAACAGACAAGGGTGTGCTTTCCGCAGAGGATGATGCCACCTACAGTAACATGGAGTCAGACCTTGATGCGCTTACAAACGAAATCCATCGCATGGAGAGACGTGACGCACATGAGGCAGAGCTTTCCAAGGCTGTAAGCGACACGCTCACCGCAAGACCTGAAAAGAGTGTTGTTCCTGAGAAGCAGGGTCGTGCGTCCAATGCGTATGCAGAGGACTTCGGCAGACACCTTCGCGGCAAGCAGCTCATTCACAATGTCCTTTCTGAAGGTGTAGATGCAGACGGCGGCTACCTCGTACCGGAGGAGTTCGAGCGTCAGATCGTATCCGCACTTGATGATGAGAACGTTGTGAGAAAGCTTGCAAAGGTGATCACTACACAGCACGAGCGTAAGATTCCTATCGCGACCGGACATTCTACTGCACAGTGGACTGCAGAGAATGCTGCCTACACCGAGAGCAATCCTTCTTTCGGTCAGAAGCAGATCGATGCGTTCAAGCTTACCGACCTTTGCAGGGTTTCCATTGAGCTTCTGCAGGATTCCGCTTTCGATATCGAGGGATATCTTCGTGACGAGTTTGCCAGAGCCTTCGGTATTGCAGAGGAGCAGGCTTTCTGCGTAGGAACCGGTTCCGGTCAGCCTACTGGTATCTTTACCGCAAATGGCGGTCAGGTCGGTGTTACTGCGGCTGCAAATAACGCTATTACTGCTGATGAGCTTATCAGTCTTGTATATGCGCTTAAGAGCCCTTACCGCAGAAATGCTAAGTTCCTCATGAACGATGCGACTATCTCTGCTATCAGAAAGCTCAAGGACGGCAACGGCGTATACCTCTGGCAGCCTTCGCTTCAGGCTGGTGAGCCGGACAAGCTTCTGGGCTATGACCTTTACACCAGTCCTTATGTTCCGACTATGGCCTCTTCTGCATATACTGTTGCATTTGGCGATTTCAAGGACTACTGGATCGGCGACCGTGTAGGAAGAACTGTACAGAGAC